TGCTCCCTGCTTAAACCCTGAATAACCGGAAGGAAGTGTTTCTCCTTCGGCCTCCAAGATATCATCTGTTAAAAGATGCGCTCTGGGATTGGCAGGAGAAGCAATTTGATCGGTATCCCACCGTAATATCCTATTTTTTCTATATGGGTCAAGAGCTGTAAGAAATGCAGCTTCTTCGGTACTCCTAGCTGCACTGGGTATTGATTCAACCCTAAGAAGTTCATCTCTTGATTCCCTCGGTAGATCGTATTTTGTCAAAAAAGTACTCATATATTGGAAGCCTAAACCTAAGGCTTATTAGACCTTAGGCTTAGACTTCACTTATTTTCTAATTTTTAAAATTTCCAAAATCCAAGAGCTGCTTGATGTCGTGCTATATCTTTGACTTTAGCACCGTATACGAATAGATCTTTATAAGCAGTTCCAAAGTCTCCGATTAAATCCTCTTCCATTCTTGCTTCCAGTACTTTCTCTGCGAAAGTCATCCAGTTGGAATGTCCTGCAAGTACATAATATCCGTCTGTGTTATTACCTGAGAGCCTGTTTGATTTGAATACTTTAAACCCTAACAGTTCGGTAATAAATCCTCTTTTAACCAGATCCTCATAGACTGCTGGTACATGAAGCGCAATTCCGGTTGCTTGAACAATTATTTGTTCTGCTTCTGGAGGCAGGATTAAGAATCTGTCTGTATCCGGGACTGATGAATAACCATCTTTTTCTGCTTTGTCCAGGAACAGTTTCAGTTGAGCAACCTTATTTAAAAATGTTGCGGTTGTAACTGTCAAAACTGTTGCAGCCTGAATTTCATAGGTTGCACCAGCTCCGATTGCTCCGCCTGAATAGGTTGAAGTGACATCATCCAGATCATCTTCAATCGTTATAGCTGTTGCTGAAGTATAATCTTTTACCCTATACCAGGTTGTATGTCCTGTAGCTTTAAAAGGTCTGCCTTCCATAGCTTCCGTAAAAGTTGTTCCGCTACCTGTTACATTACCGGATGAATCAATGGTAACTGATCCGGTTGTGTAAGAAGTTCCAGACCAATGTCCTGCACCAACATCCGCATATTTAGCCAAAGCGAATGTTTCCATATTTTTTGTTCTCTCATTACCTACCTGAGTAACAATGTATGGATGGGGGTTTTTAATATAGGAAAGCCATTTGGCGAGCGTTTTCTCTTTCCAGTAAAAAGATTTATAAGTATCGATAACTAACTGACCGTTATTCTCAGTTAGTGAATCTGCCGTTAGAGTCGTATTCGCATAAGTCTGCTCAGAGATCTTATCGAAGTCTAAAATATTTAACTTGGAACCTACTCCATTAATTTCACCTTCGTAGTTCCTGTTAACAATGGTTTCTAATAGGTTTCGGTCATACACCCACTGCATGACTTTAGAAGAAAAGCCTTCTGCTAGTTTTGTGCCGTATGCTGACATATGTTTATTGAATAATTTTGTAAAAGTTGCAGATTACTTTTACCGTTTCCTTTGAAGAAAGGAGGTTTGGAAGTATCTATCTATAAAATAAAGTATTATTTTACTTCTTGTCAAGAGGAATTATAAATCAGACTCTATTTTTCCTGCCATTAAGTATTCTTTCCATTTATTGTAGTCATTATTCCTCAATATTCTAGCCTCTTCAATAGTTATCTTATCTGATTTCGGTTGGGGTTTCTCATTTGACCCGCCCAATCCCCTCTCAAACATTTTACCTTTATTTAACTTTTTAGCGGTTGAATGTTCATGTAAAAAAGCAGAGACAAGTATTTTCATAGGTACACTGTTATTAGCCTCTTGTGTAGCAAATTCTTTAAATTCTTCTGTCTTACCCTCCAAGTCGGGATTTTCATTTAAGGTTTCCGGATTATCTACAAATTCAGCTACTGATTCATTCCATTTTTCAATCTTTTCGGCTTGTTCTTTTGCTTTAGAAATAGTTTCTCTCCATTTACGGCTGACAACCGTTTCTTTAGCAAAAACTTTTTCCGTATCACTCATTACATCCCAATCGGTAAATTCTTTTCTTAATTCTTCTTCACCAGGTTCCGGTACTTCTTCAGCTTCCACTAAGGCTTTGTTAATTACTCTATTCTTGGCATATATCTTCTGGTTTTCCCTGGCCGAGGCTGATAGTTTTTTATCTTTTTTGGCAACCTCTTCTTCTAATTCTTCTTTTGTAGGTTCAACTTCTTCCTTTACTTCTTCCGGGATTTCCTCAACTACTTCCTCTTTAGCTTCTTTCGGAAAGACTATAGGGGTTTTTTTTTCTTCTGGAGTTTCTTCCGGGGTTTCTTCTGGAGCTTTTTCACTTTCTTCTATGGCTTCCTGGACTTTTGTTTCTAATTCTTCTTTGGTTGGTTTTTTATGTTTCATATTTTACCGTTCCTTTTTAGGGAGTTTGGTTGTCAATTTAAAATTGACTTAAATTATTATAGAGTATCATCTGATTAAAATCAAGATTTCTTCTTTTTTTTCTTTTTAACTATCTTTGAACCGTATTTTTTTGTCCACTTCTTAGCCAATTCAGGTTTCTTAGCCCACATAAATTTACGCTGTTTAAGAGATTTAAATGGCATATAATCACCTTCTTCCTGCAATACCAGATAATGCACTTTCTATCTGTTTCTTCGCTTTTTCGGGTGAAGTTAAGAAAGCATCAAGTAATATATAATTACGCAGTCTTGCTTTTAAGAAAAGATCTTGTTTTGATCCCAGGTCGGATTTGGTCAATTCCTGTTCTACCCCTTCTTTTAACATAGAAATATATTCCTTAACCTTTTCAAGGGATAACTGGCTTTTCTGAAGGGCTTCCATCCAGGTATTGAGAGTCTCTTTCTCAAGATTATTCAGGTCATTATATTTTAGTCCGTATCTTTCCAGTAATTCATCTAGCATTTTGTGGTTGTATTGGTAATGGTTGCTGTGGTAACGGTTGGCCGGGTTGTCCGGGAACCGGCATACCATTTCCCATCATTGTTAATTTTTCTTTCTCATATTGCATAATTGCAAAAACTTCTTCAGGTTTAAGGTCGGCATATTCTAACAGTTTACGCTGGTAAACTTCCTTCAACTTCGGATTATCAAACATATTCATATAGACGGTGTTAAGTTTAGCCAGAGCATCAGTATCGTGAGCTTTCTTCTCATCCTGGCTCCAGACTTTGACCCTGTATCCCGATTCACTCATCCAATCCTTAGGAGCTATTTCCCTTTCAAATATATCATTGGTATTTTTGCCTTCGTGGAATATCTTTACCGCATCCAGTTTTTCCGGGTTTGCCTCAATCAATTTTAAGAATTTAGTTGCCCGCTGTTTCCAGGCGTGAGTATAGAACTTGGACATTCCCTGGACTCTTTCTTTTGCTTCTGTGGCCACTATTTGAGTCGTTCCTAGCGGTGTACCGGCCGGAGGATTCACGCCCTGGGCAGTCGGCGTGGATCCGGTAGCCTTCTCAACCATATCAACAATATAACTCATTTCATCTAAGGATTCAGATAAATCAGGAATATCCACCTTTTGCAGTACATCACTTATCTTTTTATTGCCTAGCGGTATTCCGTACCATCCCCAGGGAATCGGTTGCCAGGTAGACGGAGCAAAACCATCACTTTTGAGGGAAGAATCATAGTAATGCATCCCGAAGTTACGCAGTGTCCGATTCTCTACTAACTGAGAGAACCAGGAATTAGAGACTTTATTCGGCACTCTGACAATATCGGCTATCCCATCAGTCCAGAAATCCTGCTTATCAATATCATCTCCCCAAGTGTTATATCTGTAATGGTTTCTCCAGAAATGATCCTTTGTCGAACCCATAATCTCTTCCTGAGGTTTCTTCATAAGGATAGTCTGATCTTCCGCTTCAACATATACGAATATCTGTTCGGGTAACTCTCTGCCTTTATACTTTTCTCCTTCCCTAAATACATAGTGATAAGTCAATTCTACATAGGTTTCTCCAAGCACCGGATCTTCAACATCAGTAACGCCCATATCAGTCATCTTCTTATTCTTCTCTTGTAACGTATTCTCGTTGTCTTTTGCTTTAATAATCCCTAACTGGCTTTTGAAGAATAATTCCAGCTTTTCCACTTCCTTCTGGTCATAATCGGGGTTTCTCTTAAGACTTGAAAGAGGTTTGAATATGTGGGTATGAATCAGGAAACGTGAGGAATCAATATCGTATGGGTTCATAAAACGGTCAACAAGCATATCTTCCGGATCTTCTATGTCAAAGACTATCTTGCCGTCTACAATCTGCCAGGAATCGAAGGTTCTACCGAAAAAGAAATTCTGCTTTTTATCGACTATGTCCTGTATCTCGGCATTGTTTAACTCTAGCGTCTTTTCCCAATACTTGTTTTGAAATAGTTCTTTTTGTTTGTCATTGTCCAGGTTCTCAAAGACAATAACCGGCATATCATCAACATCCTTTAAGACAGTACGCAGAACGGTCTTCATTAAAGGAATATTAACGCTTTGCCTCTGGATTAAACGGTTAATAGTTACCTTATCCCGGTATAGTTCGTAGTTCTCCCGCCAATCGGATTCCCTTCTTTCCCTATAGTTAAATCCTGCCTCCTTATTGTTTAATAGCATCTGAAGTTCCAAGTTATCAAGTATTATCATATAGATAGAATATATAATCTTTTTATTTTATCGCAAGTGTTATCCTAAACCAGGTATATATGGTTTAACACCGCCAAAGTCTGTCTGCATAGGTATCGGCTCGTTTGCTTTCAATGATTCCATTCCGTAACGTATAGCATCCATATGATGATTGAATATAGGCGATGGTTCGTTGACTATCTTGCCATCCTTATCAGTCAGCCATAAGTAATTCCGCTGCTCTTTAATTATGTTAACACTTCTTTTGGTAACGAATATCTTCTGGTCTTGTACATATTGTATGCCCTGTAAGACACTACCTTGTCCTTTACTAGCCCCGATTATGTTTATACGGTAATCATTAGCCAACTCGTCTATTGACTTGGGTTCTGCCCCGTCTGCAATCACAAGAGCCGGAGATTTATTGAGTAATATCTCTGCTATCTGTCTGTTAGTCAGTCCCTTGCTATAAGCGACCTCATCTATAATGAAAGCACTATTCCACCTATATATTGCGACTATAGCGGTCGGGTCATTCGTATAACCGAAGTCTAATCCATAACGCAGGAGTTTAGCTTCCGGCGGTATCTCATCCATTAACAGCCAATCCTTGTATATCTGGGCTTCTATCTGTCCTAATAATCCTAATCCATAAACCCGCCACCAGTTTTTATTCCCTTGCCTTGCTTCGATTGCCTGGACTATTAACGGGTCTAATGCTTCGTTATCCTTATAAGTTAAAGTTATAAAATCATAGTTACTGATAATCGGCATTACATCCTCATACCACCAAAACGAGTTAATCGGATTCCAGTCAAGCCATATGATCTTCTCTGTCCTGATTTCCAGTTGTGTATATGTTTCATATGTTACGTTATTGGCCTCATTGATAAACATTACCTGTCTTCTGGGGCCTCTTACTTTCCCCGGCTGGTCGGCACTAAAAAACTCTATAATGCTTCCCGTTTCAAAAGTATATATACAATCTGTTCTATTCCACCTGGCCGGATTAAAATACTTGTGTTCTTCCATAATGTTTAAAAAATCCCTCATTGCTCCACGTTTAAGATGTGGGAATGTTTCAGAAACAATCGAAATAGTCTCTTTATCGTGAGTTTGGGCGTAATGAATTAACAAGAGAACTATTGAAATAGTTTTAGAAGCAGCAGTGCCTCCGGCAACTGCTCTTATACGCTTATTTAGATTCGCCAGTTTTTTCGTCGCTGTTGTTGCTATGAATGACATTAATGATACCTTGTAATATTGGTATTGGTTTATCCCCGGAAGTAAAATCCACTCTATCAGTTAACTTTTTTCTTAACTTTAACCCCGTTTCTAGATATTTATGCCTTGTGGGGTAATCTGGTACTTCTATAAAGTCAGTTGTTGCTCCATTTGCATCTTTATTCGTGTTAACAGCGGAAATAACCCTAGTAGCTCTTAATCCCTCTTCCTGAACTTTAGTTAAAAGATCTTCCGGGAAATATTGATCCATTAATTCGTTCCACGTTTTAGATTTAGCTAGTTTTTGTGGATTTTTAGCAGTAGCGGGAGAATATCCAGCGTCTATCATAGCTCTTGAAACGTTTCCCCCGTTTTCAACCATTAATTTGATAGCTTTTTTTTGTTTAATTGTTGGATGTTGTAGCTTATAAGGCATTTATCAATTAAGTTTTACTTACTCATATTATACACCAATTAATCCAATCATATAATAACCACTTGATATAGTTTGTTGTTTAAACTGGGGTCGTTTGATATAAAAGATCCTATTGACATTATAACAAGGGTTTGCTATACTCGTTGTCAAATAGCACTTTAATAACACTCGAAACTACGACACCGATTGAGTAAGCAATCTGGTATAATATATTTTATACCCGTTTTATGCTTACTCATAAGACGGGTTTTTTAGTGTTTATAAGAGAATAGAGGTAGCACAAAATCGGTACGCTTTAAATTTTACCGGAACACTAGGACGTTAAAAGGTCGAAGATGTGTAATAAAACAAGCCTCTATTTTTGCACTTTAACAATTT